CCGTCGTCACCATGCGCCAAGCCCGCTTGGCCCTGCTGCAATCCAACCTGCTCTCCCAAGTCGAGGCCGCCATTGCGGCTATTGAAGACGCCGGTCAACGCCAGGCGGTGCAGATCGAGTGGGAGTATGCCGCCGAGGTGGACATGACGCACCCCTGGGTGCAGGCGCTGGCGACGGCCTTGGGGCTGACGGATGACGCTCTGGACGGGCTGTTCGCGCAAGCCGCAACGTTATGAACCTCATCGACCCACCCGCCATCGCCAGCGATGTTCCCGAAAGCAAATTCGGGAACATGCTGCAAGTCATTGACCCGCCTGCCATCGCCTTCTGCCTCGTCGCCTGCGGCCTGATTGTCATCGTGGCGCAAGCGGGCGCCTGGCTGGAGATACCCTTATGATCGCCTACCTCACGCTGAGCGGCACCCTGGCGGGCACTGCGTTTGCCATGGGCGTATCCATAGGGCTGGCCAGTTGGTGGTGGCCACGATGATCTACTCCGGTCGTGACGGCATGCTGGCGTTACATTTTTGTCGCGGAGATTAGCCCATGTCCTGGTCCAGCATGTTAATCGCCTTGTTAACGCAGGTTGTCAGTAAACTCCTTTCGGCTGGCGTCTTTGAGCGCATTTTGGCCGAAGTTCAGGCGCAATGGTCCGCACCCACCACGGGTGAGGAAAAGCGCGCAGCCGTCCTGGCGACGATTAAGGCTGAATTTGGTGCCGTCAGTGCTTCTTTAATCAACCTCGGTATTGAGGTGGCGGTGACCAAAATTCGCGCGGCGATTAGCCAGTAAAGTCGCGCCTTGTACCGCGTCACGATGAAACCCATGGTTTACGTGTGGTCCACGGTACCGTCAACCGTGCTGGCGGCGGAAGCGGCTGCCCATGTGACGGAAGTGGATAGTTTGATCACCATTCTGGTGCAGTGGGGGCTAGGGGCGATTGTCGGCTTGGTCGCGGTGCGCATGATGTTGATCCTGTACCGGGACAAAGAGGATGGAGTAAAGGAGTATCACAACCAGCTCTTAGACCTAACGCGGGATCAGATAACGGCAATTAGTGACACCAAGGCTGCCCTCGACAAAGTGGAGGGCGCTTTGGAGGACCATAACAAGGAGTTTCATCGTTTCCTCGAAGAGCTGCGGAGAATTACACGATGATAACCTCGCGCAAATTTGCGGTCGGCATGCTGGCATTGTTCCATGTGGCCATGGTGACCCTGTTGATTCATCTGACGTTTTTTGCCGCCAAGGGCGCCCGGTATACGGCAACCGATGGCGCCAATGAGCGGAACGAGCGAATCGCCGCCGACCTGGCCTTGTCGGCTCGCATTGATGAGTTGCACAACCTCTTGGCCGAACGAGCCGAGTAAGCGGGTCGTGACGGCACACTGACCGCATGAGCCTCTTCCCCGACATGCAGACAGCGGTTGCATCTTTCTGTCGCGACCGCATCGCTGGCACGCCCCTGGCGGGGCAAAGCCTGGACGAAGACTATCTGGCCGCCCAATTGCGGGCGGCCACGGTCGATGCCGGACTAGCCCTGCGCGTGTTCCTGGAGCCGACCCTGGTGTTGCCCGAGACCGCCACCCAAGCGGAAAAAGACGCCCTGGACGAAGCCGGCACCCCGTGGGTGGAAGAGCCGGGCTACGACCTGGAAGGCGACTTTTTCAGTGGCGAGCGCTGGGGCTATCTGGTGACCCGCCATCGGCCTATCGTCGCCGTCCACTCCATGCAGTTTGTCTACCCCCAGCCCTATAGTGGGGTGTTCACTGTGCCGGCGGACTGGATTCGCACCGACAAGAAGTACGGTCACATCCGATTGGTGCCGGGCACTCAAGCCTTCGCCGCGCCGCTGTCGGCGTGGGTCATGCAGGTCATGGGCGCCGGGCGCACCGTGCCGCAGATGATTCAACTGCGTTACACCGCCGGGCTGCGCAATGCCGCCCAGCAGTACCCGGAACTGGTCGACCTGGTGCAGCGCATGGCCGCCCTGCGCATCCTGCAGGCGCAGTTTGTTGGCGCTTCGTCCAGCATCAGCGCCGATGGCCTGTCGGAGAGCCGCAGCCTGGACCTGGACAAGTTCCAGGGCGATATCGACCAGCACCTGGAGCGGTTGCGCCAGGTCATCCACGGCGTGCAGTGCCTGGTGTTCTGATCCCGGCCCAGCGTCTACCCCATGCGTCTCGACCCGTCCAACTTCAATCGCTTTCTGAATGGCCTAGGGCAGCAGGTGCTTTGGCGGGAGGCCATCGACTGTCCGTGCCGCAATCCGCATAGCGGGGCCGCTGATCAGGCGTGCGCTCTGTGTCATGGAGTGGGCCAAGCCTGGAGCGAGTACGTGGAAGGGGTTGTTGCGTTATCCGGACAAAAACAACAGCGTGAATGGGCGGCTTTTGGTTTGTGGGAGTCAGGCGATCTGGTAGTAACAATACCGTCCGATTCGCCCCTGTATATTCTGGGTGAGTTTGATCGCGTTACTTTTATCAATTCCAGCGAGCCGTTTAGTTTGACCCAGGTGCGCGAAAAAAGTGGCCCCTTGCCCTTTTTGGTGCGCAGCTTAGAGCGCTGCGTGGTGCGAGGCACCGATGATCAGGAACATCCAGTCCTGGTCGAACTAGCGGTACCTACTTTAGATGAACACAACCAGCCGACCTGGGGGGCCGGGCAAGGCCCCGACCCGCTGCAAACTTACAGCTTGGCCGGGCGCAAATACCCCGAGTATTTTGTTTACGGCAATTTCCCCCAGGACCGCGCCCATCATCAAGGCCTGGACCTGCCGCGCAAAATCATCCTGCGCCGATTTGATTTATTTGGCCGCACGCGCTGATGGCCGATATCGACCTGATCATCGACCTGCAACTGCCGCCCCTGCCCGACTGGCCGGTGTTTTCGCGCCTGGCCTTTGCCGTGCACCAGGTCGCCAGCCAGGTGCATCGCCAGTGGCTGGCTTATGCCCAAGGCGCGCCGCTACCCACGGGCAAGCGCATCACCCCCCGCTCCGGCGGCTATCTCAAGTCGATCAGCCTAACGCCCAAGGGTGACCTGCAATGGGAGTTGGCGTCCAACGCCCCCTATGCCGGGGCCATCGAGTACGGCACGGCGGCCTATGACCTCAAGCAGATCCTCGCCACCTCGGCCAAGGTGCGGCGGACCAAAGACGGTCGACGCTACCTGATCATCCCCTTCCGCCACGGTACCGGGACCGGCTCGGGGCAGGGCATTTCCTTCGGCGCCAACGTGCTGGCCCCAGCCGAGTATGCCTTGGCGCGTAAGGTATTGCGGAAGGCGCCGTCGCATGTCACCGGCATCGGCCAGCGGCCGAGCGGCAACTTCCCGGGGAAGATGGTGCCGCAGTTGCAGTACCACTGGGGCGGGCGCCTGACCCGCGAGCATCTCCAGCAGGCTGGGTTAGCCCCGGCGCGAGTACGGCGCTTGCAAGGTATGGTGCGCTTTGACAAGCCCGGTGGCGGCGGTCACAGCCAGTACCTAACCTTCCGTACCATGATCGAAGGCTCCCCCGGCTGGCAGCGCCCCGCGCAACCCGGGCGCTTCCCGCTCAAGACCGCTGTCGATCAGTACCGCCCGGTCGCAGCGCGCATCTTTCAAGAGGCGGTGCAGCAGGATGTAGCCGCGCTCCTCGGCGAGGAGTCGTGACGCCATGATGGCGCCATGGCCATCACCTACTTACAAGATTTACGTCGTGCTGCCGCCGCTGTTTATCTGTACCTAGATCCGCCCGCAGGCTCCAGTCACTTACGCCTGGTGCGCCGGTACGACACTATCTTTCCCGCCCTGCCCAACGGGGCCGGTAATACCATCATTTATGCCGGGCCGCTGACCACAGCAGTTTTGGATTGGCACGAGGTGGTGCCCGGTGTACTGCACTGGTACGCGCCTTATTACCTGACCGGCCTGACCTGGACGCGCGGCCCGGCGCGCAGCATTACCCCGACCATCCAGACCCATGCCCCGACGCGCGATAGCCTGGACGTGATCCGCGAGCGCGTTGAGGTGGGCCTCAATGCCTTGGTGGCCGCTGGCCATCTGCGCCATCCGCGTCAGCACTTCACCGTCCTCACCGCCCCGCCGGTGCTGGAAGACGCGGTCTTTCCCGCCGTGGCGGTGCATCTCGATCAGGCCACTGCCGACCAGCATTTTATCGGCGGCTTTATCGGTAACAGCGTCACCGAGGGCGGTCAGGTGCGCACCGACGAGGGCTGGTGGGCGCGCTATCAGGTGCAGGTCGAGGCCTGGAGCCTCAACCCCGATGAACGCCGCCTGCTGCGCCGCGCCCTGCGCGACATCCTGGTGGCGGGACGCGACGTCCTGGAGCTGATCGGCTTGCTGGAGCTGGAGGTGTCCCTGGCCGATAGCGAGGATTTTCAGTCCTATAACGCCCCGCTCTATCACACCGTGGCCAAGCTGTCCTACCTGGCGCCGGACGTCATTTGGAGCGAGGCCATGCCGTTGCGCGAGATTATCTACCCCACTGACATCACCGGCGAAGATGCCGCCGCTGCCCTGTCGTGACAGCACACTAACCCTGTTTCCCCTGCTCTTGGAGTCTTGTCATGACCACGTCCACCGAACCCGCACCCCGGCGCGCCAAGGCGGGCGCCGATGCTGTCGCGGCCGCCGCGCCGCCGGCCACCCCGTTATCGCTGGACGATTATCTGTCACGCGAGCCGCGCCTGGCCAAGCGCCCAGAGATGACCGGGGCCTTTGCGCGTTTTTGTCAACGCCGCAAAACCTTGCGTGCCACCAGCGCGGAGTACGGCGCTTTGTTGACCGCCTTTGAGCGGGGAGCCTATTAATGAGTACCTTTTTCAACGGTAGCTATCTCGTTACCCCGGACGTCGTCTCGGCGGTCGATGACAGCCTGATGTATCCCGCCGGCCTGCCCTCGGGCAATGTGCTGACATTGATCGGCGAAGCGACCGGCGGCAAGCCCAAGACCGCCTTGCGGCTGCGCTCGCCGCTGCACGCCCAGCGGCTGTTACGCTCCGGCCCACTGCTCGAGGCCGCCATCCGCGCCTTTGCCCCCGCTTCCGTGGCGGGTTCGCCGGCGGCGGTGCTGGCGGTGCGCGTCGACCCCGCCACCCAATCCGAGGCCGTGCTCAAAGGCGCGGGCGACGTGGAGGTCATCAAGCTCACTAGCACCGATTATGGCGCCCACACCACCGGCTTGGAGGTGCGGCTGGAGACGGGCTCGCGCGTGGGCTTCCGCGTCTCGGTGCGCCAGGACGGCGTGGTCTATTTCCGCGACAACATCGGCCTGGATGTCATCAACGTGCAGTATACCGGCAGCGCCGAGACGGCGGCCGTCAAGTGCGAGGCCGGTAATCTGGTGCTGGAGGCGCCGGCCGGCACCGCCGTCAAGACCTATATTCTTAATGAATGGGCGTCCACCGCCGCCTTGGTTGAGGCCATCACCGCCAGCATGACGGACTGGGAGGTCACGGTGGAACGTGGCGCGGAGCGCTTCCGTCCCGAGCGCATGGACAAGGTGACCCTGACCGATGCCAAGACGGCTGCCGGGGTGCTGACCGGCAACGCCTGGTCGGTGATAAATTATCTCAATTCCAATTCTGAGATTTATGTCACGGCGGAATTCGCCTCCACCGCCCCGGTGTTGTCGCCCGTCGCTTGTCCCTGGACGCCGTTGACCGGGGGCATCAATGGCAATGTGCTGCCGGTCGACTGGGAAGAGAGCTTGGAGGCGCTACATGAGGTGGAGGCCCACTGGCTGGTGCCCTTGACCGACAATCCGGCGATCTGGGACATGACGGCGGCGCACTGTGATTATTTGTCCGCGCGCAAGCGCGAACGGCGCGCCTTTGTCGGTGCCGATACCGGCGTGACCGAGGAGCAGGCCAAGAGCCATGCCTATGGCATCAACAGCGACCGCGTCGCCTATGTGTGGCCCGGCGTTTATGAATATGAAGTGTTTACCCGGCAATTGGTGCTCAAACCCGCGTATCTAGCGGCGGTGAATGTCGCGGCGGCCTTTGCCTGCCTCAACCCGGGCACCACCATGAGCCGCAAGGCTCTGTCCGTCGCCGCTGCCGAGGTGTTGCTTAAGGAGCCGACCGATACCGACGATCTGATCGAGGCGGGCGTGCTGCCGTTGGTGCAGAACGAGGCCGGGGTCATTGTTTCGCAGGCCATCACTACCTGGCAGATGGACGACCGCTACAACCGCCGCGAGGTGTCGGTGGGGGCCGCCGTGGATTATGTCGGGCGGACCGTGCGCCAGGCGCTGGAACCGTTGCTGGGTGATCGCGCCAGTCCCGAAATCTTGCCGCGTGCGCGTGCGCGCCTGATTGGCATCCTCGACGACCTGGCAGTGGCGCCACCCAACGGTCCTGGAGTGCTGGTGGGCGATGGTGAAAATCAGCCCTATCGCAACATCAGCCTGGAAATCGAAGGCGATGTCATGCGGGTCGCATTTGAAGCCTCGCCGGTCATCCCGATCAACTATGTCCTTATTGGCATCAGTGTCTCGCCGTGGCGTGGCACGCTGGTCACTGGTTAAAGGTAGGCCCCCATGGCAAGCACGTTAGGCACACAGCACCCGAACCCGGTTTATACCGGCAATTTAATCACCATTGAGTTTGCGGGCCAAACGATTGGCACCATTGCGTCCATGACCATCAATGATGATTATGGACCAGAGCCGGTATCGGGCATCGGCTCGATTGGCGTCTATGAGTACCCCCCGACCATGGCGCGCCACACCCTGTCGGTGGAATACGCCATCCTGAAAAAACGGTCTTTGATCAATATGGGCGTGGTCCCGGAAAACGGCTGCGAACGGCTGGATGGATACGAACTGGATATTATCATCCATGATAAAAACGGTTGCGATGCCAGTGAGACAAAAGGCACGGTATTAAGGGCCTATAGAAAATGCACGCTGGCGTCAGGGTCGTTTCAGATCCAAGCGCACCGCGTCATTATGTCCAATGCGACCTTTAACGCACGCCAGGTCAGTGGCACGTTTAGGGAAGCCGCCACTACCTAACCCGAGTTGCTGACAACGGCGCGTCTACCACGGCACCCTCATCCGGTGCCGTTGGTCGCTGGCGCGGTCCACAACCAGCGGTGCTTACCGGCGTCCATGATGCGCAGTACCCCCGCCAGGTCTTGCATTGCGCGCTCACTGCGGGGGTCCGTGGCCGGGTCGAAACGCTCCTCGCTGCCCAGCTCCCGCAACCGCTGCGGGATGTGCTTGCGCTGCCAGGCCGCCTTGTGCCACACCTGGCCGGCGCGACTGACCACCCGATAGTCCGCCGCCAGGGTGCCGTCGAGCACAAAGCCCAGGGTCGGATAAAGTCCGCCCGCAAAGTGCTGACGATCCGAATAGGACCAGACCCGCGCCGGCGCCAGCTCGCGCACCAGGGCCGCAAACAGCCGGCTGGCGCCACCGCGCACCGTGCCGGCCGTGGCATAGCGCACCAGTTCCCATTCCCCGGGCTCGGCTTTCCCCCGGCGACTGAGACCCTGGCCCCAGGTCATGCACGCCACCAACTGGCCGTCCTGGTATAGGCCGCGACTCTGACCAGCGCGGCGGTTGCTACCGCCCTGCACATGGTGTTCCTCATAGAAAGCCCTGGCCGCCAAGGGGGGCACCGGCCGGACCTGGCAGCGGCGCGCATGCCAGCGCGGCCCCGGGTCCCGGCCTAGGGCGTGCAGCAGATGGCGGCGCATCAAGTCGCCCCGGGTCCGCAGATCGAAGTCCCACACCGTAATCAAGCGGATGCCCGCCGCTGCCGCCCGATCAGCTTTCAGTTCATGCTGGCGCGGCGTCGTTAGCCGCTCCGCCGAGTGCCAATAGGTGCCGTTGTACTCGATACCTAAGCGGTGCTCAGGCAGGTAGATATCCAGCTCCCAGCCAGCCAGCAAGGTGCGATCATGCCGCACCAGCTCCAGGCCCAGCCCGGCCAACCAGTCCGCCAGCTCCGCCTCGCCTTGACTGGTGCCGTCGGCATAAACGCACCGGGGACACCCAGAGTGGCGATGGATGTGGTTGTGCGGCGTCGGCGTAAAGACCCCATGGCTGGGACAGGTTACCGTGACGGGCTGGCGATAGCCCTGATAGCTGTCCAGGTCATAGGCGTAGGCATCACCATGGATGGCCCGCGCCCGTTCCAGAAACGTCTGGGCGTCGATGGGGCGTTTTTGCGCGCAGGCCGGGCAGCCCTGTTCTAGCCGGGTATGGTCGCCAGGCCGTTGCGCAAAGGGGCCGTGCTCCCGGCACAGGATGGTGACCTTGGTCGAGACATTTGTCATCTGGACTTGACTGTAATCGTAGCGGTCGCCATGCACCGCCTGGGCGCGGGCGATAAAGCCACTCAGCGTCACCGGCTGCAAACCGCTACAGGCCAGGCAGCCGCGCCCTTGGGCATGGGCCTTCGGTGTTTGCCAAAACACCCCATGCGCCGCGCACTTAATGGCTACAGGTACTTGCCAGCCCTGATAGTCCACCAGGGTGTAATCGTAGCCGTCGCCGTGGGCCGCCCGGGCGCGCGCTAAAAAAGTTTCCTGGGTGATCGGCTTGAGCCCGGTACACCACGGGCAGCCGGTACTCGCTAGATGCTCATACGGGGTTTGCCGGAAGGGACCATGCTCAGGGCAGACAATGGTGATGGCCGTCGTGGTGTTGCGATAGTCCATCTGGCGGTAATCCAGGGCATCGCCAAATTTAGCCCGCGCCCGGGCCAGGAAGGTGGCCGCATCGTGGCGACGGCTGGCCGCGCTCTTCTCGACACCACAGGCCGCGCAGCCATGGCCACCCGCGTGATCCAGGGGCGTTTGCCAAAAGGGGCCGTGCGTGGGACAGATAATCTCCACCTTGGTCTCGACCTTGGTGTAGACCACCCGCGAATAGTCATAGCGGTCGCCGTGGGCCGCCCGGGCGCGCGTCAGGAATTGCACCAGCGTGGTCGGGGCATAGCCCGCGCACTGGGGGCAGCGCGAGCGATTGGCAACGTGGTTATTGGGGCGCGGAAAAAAGGACCCGTGCTGGGGGCAGATCACCTCGACCGGGGTGGCGGAGGTGGTGTAGACCACCTTGGAGTAGTCGTAGGCATCGCCGTGGACGGCGCGAGCGCGAGCGATAAACTCCTCGGTGGTCAGTCGGACTTTACGGTGCTGGCTGGCGGCCATGGTCCCACCTCATTATGCTTCATGACCATAGTTTAGCAAAAAAGGCGCCTCGTCGCTGGCCAAAGCACTGTCGCGCCAGTCGTGACAGCACCATAGCGTCACTCGTTACCGCTTCTGGAGCCCGTGCCGACATGATTGCCCCGCTTAGCTTTACCGTTCCCGGCCTCGGCGACTTCACCGCCAAGCATCGCACCATGGGCACCCAGATCAAGATTGAGCACGCCTATCGCCAGGCGCTGGGTGGCAGTGAGGACGAGGCCCCGGAAAGCCTGCGCCTGATTGCCGCTGTGCAATCGCAGTTGTCGGTCCTGCTGGAGCAGTGCCCGGCCGACTTTAAGCTCGACGACGCCCACCTCACCGATTGCTACGCCCTGTACGCGGCCCTGCGGGACGCGGAGGACCGATTTCGCGACGGCGTGGCGCAAGCGCGTCAAGGCGGAAGCGCGGGCGCTTAGCAAGTCACTGGGGTGGTGGTATCGCCAGCATTACCGCCTGCCGGAGACCGATCCGCGCTACCTGGACGCCAGCAGCGCCGAGATGGAGCGTGACTTTTGGGCGGAATACTTCAGTCGTCGCCCGACCGATCAGACCTTCGACAATGATGACTTCGAGGCCGATGTCGCCAAGATGTTCGGCGAGGAAGACGAGTGGGAAGATGTCACCCATGAGGAGCGCCCCTGATGGCTAATGTCTCCGCCACCATTGGCGCCAATACCCAGCAGGCCGAAAGCAGCATCAGCCGCGTGCTCAACGGCTTGCGCAAGCTGCGCCAGGAAAGCGCCACCGGCGCCGGGATGCGGCTGTTTGCCTCGGACGAGATCACCAAGCTCTCGTCGGCCCTCAATCAAGCCATCGCGGCGGCGGGGACGCTCAACAAGCTCGATCTGTCGCAGTTTGATGCTTCACTGCGCCGCAGTGCCGAGCTGCTGCAGCGCAATGCCCAACATTACCTGCGCGCCCAGCAGGCCCTGGGTCAGCCGGGGGTAGCGGGACGTTTCGCCCAGCAGTTAGGCGCCGGCGGCAACCCGCTCAATCCCAATTTTGCCCAGTTGTTCCCCGGACTGCAGGGCGCGGCCTTGCAGCGGCAGATGGATTATTACTTCCGCTCCCTGCTGCGTGGCACCGGGCTGAACTATGGCGCGGGCGGCGGGCGCGGCGGCGGCACGGGCCACGGGGGACCGACTCCCGGCGAGGCGGCGGGCGGCGGGGGCGCGGAGGGGGCGGATGCCGTCAACGGCATGTTGCTGGCCGCCATCAAGAAGCTGCGGCCCCTCGCGGCCGCCTATTTGGGCTATCAAGGCATCACGCGGCTCACCTCCTCGGGACTGGCGGCGGCGCGCGGCCAAAGCGAAGCCGAAGATACCCTGCGGCGCATGACCCGGGAGCGCAGCGGCGGCGTGTCCCTGACCGATCAGTTTGAGCCGCTGGGGCGGCGCTACGGCCTGAGCGCTACCGAGACGCTGAAGTCGGCCCAGGTCTATGCCCAAGCCGCGCAACAGGTCGACCGCGACCGCGCGGCCACCGGCCTGGAGGCTGCGGCCGGCTATGCCCGCGCCTATGGCCTCAACATCAACCAGACCGCCGGCACCCTGGGCGGCCTGCAACGCGCCGGCGCGGTGGGTAATACCGTCGCGGCGCAGAACGAATTTTTGCTCAAGCTGGCGCGCACCCTCAAAAGCACCGGCATGACCGCCAATGCCGACGAGGCGATTGACGACCTGGCGCAGACCGTCGACCGCTACATCAGCCACGACTTGGCCAGCCCCAATCAAGGCAAGCTCGACGAGTTCGCCGCCCTGCGCGCCGTCACCTATACCATGCCCGGCCTGTCGGGCAAGCACGGGCAGAACCTGCTCAGCCAATACGACGATAACCTGCGCTCGGATCAAAACGACGCGCGCAACGTCATGATGGCGGTGGCCCTGCAGCGCTACGGCATCGACAACCCGTACACGGTGCGGCGCATTCAGGCCGAGGGAGCCAACTTTGATCTGAGCGCCGTGCCCGGATCGCGTGCGCCGCAAGGCATGACCTATGGGCAACTCGCGGCCGAGGAGGCGCACCGCATCGCGCGAGAGGCGGCGCAAGGCCGGGGGACGGACTTTGACCGTGAATCCATGGAACTGGATATCCAGGCCAACCTGCTCAACTTGCCCCTCCCCGGTGCTGCCGTGCCGTACCAGATTTACCAGCAGCGCGCCCAGGACCGGGCCAAACTGGTCGACGCCAAGGCGCAACTGGCCCAGTATGGCTTGCGCCCGGAGGATTTCAGTAATACCAGCGGCATCAAGGACGCCGTGGACCTGCTGGACCAGAGCGACACCAAGGAGATCCGCGCCACGGCGAAACGCTACGCCGAGGGGCTGGACCTAACCGGCGAGGGCGGCAAGGCGCGCGAGGACATCACCAAACTGCTGGCCGACGCCAACAGCGATCCGGAGGCGATCAAACGGCAAACCCTGACGGCGATGGCGCGTTTTGGCCAGCAGGGCACCTCAGCGACCATCAACCGCACGACGCAAGCGGCGGGCGACAACGCCCTGGCCGCCACCGGGCGGATCTTCATGGATGAATGGAACAAGGGTCTCACCGTGGGGGCCGAAGCGCTGCAAGGCTTGGCGACCGCCACCGATGGCACCAAGGATGCGCTGTATGAATTCACCGCCTGGCTGAAGCAGGAGCTGACCACTGGCCTGCCGGCGGCCCTGCCGGGCAGTGTCAGCCAACTGCCGCCCGGCGGCCCCCTGAGCCCGACGCTGCTGCGTGGCCGCTATGGCGGCACGCTGAGTGCGCCGTGGGACACCGGGGCGCAAGCCTTCCCCGTCGCGCCGCGCAAAAGCTTCTGGGACACCCTGCTGTCGCCGGCGGAGGCCAAGATTGGCTCGTCATCGCTGGGGGGCGGGTTGCCACACGTGGGAACGTCCGCGCCCACGACCACAGCACCCGCTCCCGCGCCGGCCACGGTGGCGGCCACCCTGCCCGATGACGTCGCCCTCGATTCCCCGGAGTGGCTGGCTTATCTGTCCAGCTTGGACCAGCAGTACGGCTTTCCGCCGGGCACAATGCAGGGCCTGGCCAAGACGGAAAGCGGCGGGCTCGCGGGACAAAAACGCGAGTATCACTACCCTGCTGATGCGCAAGGCCGGCGCGAATCGACGGCTTCCGGCATCTTTGGCGTCCTGGACTCGACGGCGACAAGACCGGGCTATAACACTACCCCCTTACCCGGTCCCGCCTATCAACAATCGCCGCAACGCCAGGCCGATTTTGCGGCGCAGTACCTGGCGAATCGCACTAAGGCCACAGGAGGCAACCTGGGCGCGGGCTTGGCAGGTTATGGCACCGGAACGGCCGCTTATGCGGCGCGGGTACAACAAAACAGCGGGACCGGCGCGGCAACCCCGGCTGCCCCGGTGGCGCCGGTCACCACTGCCCCGCCCGCCGCGACCACTTCACCCTCAGCCGCCACGCCTGAACCAGATCTGTCGGGCCTCAATATCGAAGATCGCAGCGATCCCACTTGGAGTTATGGCAAAGACGCCACGGCCAAGGCCGAACCATTTAAGGGGATTGTTTACCATCACACCGCCTCGGATTCACTAAATAACGAGGTAGCTTATGGCAAGACCCATGATGCCGTGCGCGGCGGGTCTTTTGGCTACCATTATTACATTGATCGGGATGGCAAAATTGTCCAAGGCGCGCCCCTAAATAAGCGCACCAATCACATCAAGCCGGGGTCCAAGACTGGCCTGAGCAATAAAAACGCCATGGGCATTGCGCTGGTCGGGGCCAAGGATGGGGCCACGCCTGAGCAACTGGCGGCAGCGCGCCGACTTGGCACCACGGTGGCGGTGGGCAGTGGGATAGACCCCAGCAACATCTATGGCCACGGCGAACTCCAAAGTGATCGCATGGCCACCGAAGGGGTGGCGGCGGCCAAGCAACTGCGCAACGATCCCGCGTTGCGGGCGGCTGTGCCCAGCGACACCGGCGCAGCCGCGCCGACCACGGTTGCCGCCAGCGGCAAGGGCGGCAAGACCGCCGTGCCCGGCGTGGACGTGCCCAAGCTGGCCGACGTGCCGTCGTCCGTGGTCACCCTAACACCCGAGCAGCAGGCCGCACAGGCGGCCAAGGACGCCGAGGCCGCCCGCCAGGCGCAAGCGGCGGCGACGCCCGCCAGTCGTCTCGAGGTCAGTCGCCGCGCCGCCCAGCAGCCCAAGGCGGAGGCCGACTCCCCGGCCGCCAACCCGGTGCAGGGCGATGCCGCCGCCGTGCAGCGGCTGAATGCCGGCCCTACGCCCCCCGACGGCACCGACGCGCGCTCCCAAGGGTGGGTGCCGCACGCGGACACCACCGCGACCGGCGCGCCCAAGGCGGACGCGGCCAAGGCGCGCGAGCTGCAAGGTCTTCCGCCAGTCCCCGACGGCACCGACGCGCGCTCCCAAGGGTGGGTGCCGAACCCACCCGCACCGGGCACCCAGGAGGTGGATGCCGACGCGCAAAAAACCCTCAGCGCGACGGCGAATAAGGACTTTGGCACCCTGGCGGTCAACGTCAACCATTACCAAAATGGTGTCAAGCAGCGCACCGAGAGTCAGACCCTGCGCGCTGGCTCGGGCGGTGCCGACAACACCGTGAAAGGCGCGGTCAACATCTCGCCCGAGGCGACCGCCTGATGGGCGCCAAGACCTGTTACCCCGGCGCGCAGGTGACGATCTTTCGCACCGAGCAGCAAGCGCAAGCCGACAACCTGCCCCAGGAACTGGACATCACGCCCTACATCGGTGAGGGCGGTTCCATCCGCACCGCCAAGGACCTGTACAACCCCAAGGGGCGCTGGGAGGTGGTGATCCCCGACAAGCCGTGGGGCAAGGACGCCGGCAGTGGCGGTGGCCAGTCCAGTTTTATTGTTGACAGCATCTACGGCCTGATCGCGCCGATGAACGTGGTGGAGATCCGCTTGGCGCGTGATGCCTACAAGTACACCAATCGTCTCCCCGTCATCATGCGCGGCTTTGTCCGCGACGTGGCGCGCGAAGAGACCATGAGTCCCGACGGTCAGCCGACCCGGTTTGTGCGCCTGAGCGGCGACGACTATGGCTGCATTGGCGAGATCGTCAAGCTGCATCAGTGGTATGGCAGTAGCGGGCAGTACCTCAATCCGATCCTGCGCTTGAACGAGCTGGCCATCAAAAACGCCGTGTTGCCCGCCAGCCAATACATCGAGACCCTGCTGGAGGAGCTGTGGAACCGACAACTGTTCAACATGATGGCCGAGACCGGTAACGGCCATGTCGAGCAGGTGCAATACGACGGCCAGGTCGAGGTCGGCGCGGTCTATACCGCCCAGATCGCCACAAACAACGGCACGGCTTGGAAGCTGATGATGGATCAGGCCGACACGCCGTGGAACGAGCTGTATATCGAAGACCGCGATATCGAGCTTGACGACGGTGATCATGGTCCGTTTCTGGTCTATCGGCCCACGCCCTATGCCGAGATCAGCCAAAACCTCGACCCCAATCTCGACAACAACCAGTTCATCGAGAACACCGGGCAAAAGATCGACCCCCAAAAGGTGCGGATCGTCTGGGCGGACGATGGGGAAAAAGTCGGGGCCGGCGAGTTTGTCATGATGCGCAGTGCCAGCTACCGGCGCCATGACCGCGAGGTCTACAACATCTTCTGGGTCACCGGACAAGCGCTCAAATACGCTGCCGACAAGCAGATGGCGGTGGCCATCGCCAACGAGGTGGTCGACGTTCATTCCCTGCACCACGAAAACAGCCAGGTGGAAATCTATGGCGCCCGGCCGCTGGAGGTCAATTCCAGTCAGGTACCGGACACCAGCACCCCGCCCCATCATGTCGCCGACGAGCCAGAAGCGGCGCGGGTGAGCATCAGCGAGTGGACCAAAAAGCGCCGTCAATGGCTGATGGCCGCCAACCGCGACAACGTCAAGTTCGATGAAGGCGAGCTGGTGGTGCATGGCAACGAGCAACTGCGCATTGGCAGCTATTACCTGGTGCTGCGCGGTTCGTTCAAGGTGCAGCACTACATTACCCAGGTCAGCCACCACTTCGTGCCCTACCGCGAGTTCACCACCACCCTGGGCTTCATCCGCGCCAATAACCACTGGCTGCGCGAGCAGTGGCGGTCGATGGGGCAGTCCCCGTATTTCATGGAAGGGCGCCAGGGCGTCCTGGAGGAGTAGCCATGCAAACCGCTGGCGGCACGCCGCAAGCCAATGTGTTGCGCATCGGGCGGGTGGTCAAAAGCTATCCCGACAAGCACGTGGTCGACGTGGTGTTTCTGGACGATGGCGGTTTTGCCTCGGGCGTCGGGTTAAGCACGCTGTGGGGGTCGCAAACCCACGGCATTCATTACATGACCGAGATCGCCGAGCCGGCGGACGGCCATTGGAGCCCGGAGCTGAGCAATAAAAATGACGCCTTGGCGTTGGTTGGTTATTTCAGTGGCCAGCCGTTTGTAGTGGGCATGGTCTTTCCGGCAGCCAACGCCCAAGCCAAGATGAATAAACTGCCGTTGAACACGCTGCTGATCCAAAGCATCGCCAATGCGTCCTTGGAAATAGACCCGCTGGGCAATGTCACCATTATCAGCAGCGGTGGCGCGACGATCAGGGCCGGCGAAGACGGTAATATTTATTTAAATTAGCGTGATCAATAACGGAAAAAAGGCATGTTAGACTTTAGCTTAGCAACCCCAGCGCTGTTAGCCGCGTATGCGGCGGGGCTGTCTCAATTAAGTCAAGCCGAGCGGCCGGTCATGCTGATCTTGTACGGCGGCATGCCCTGGCTGTATTGGTTTGTGCCGCCGCCGGAAGACATGTCTTACATCTATCCGACCCGGGCTACCGCGATCAATACCCTGGGCGGGGCCTATGTGGATGACTTTGGCACCGCCATTGCCGAGATTAATATTCGTGGCAACACCGGCTACAAAATGGGGGGCGGCTTTGGCAACGGTATGCTCGCCAGCGGTGATCTACTGATGGTGAGCTTGCGCAACATGCTGGTGCAAAATTATCACCAACAACGGCTGGCGTTAGCGCGCGCCGGACAGGACCCGGACACCATTCAACTGTTGCTGGTCGATACCCTCAATCTTACCATGTTCAAGGTTTATCCCCGCCAGTTTCAATTGCAGCGCAGCAAGCAAAGCCCGCTGTTGTATCGCTTTAATCTCCAATTGTGGGGCCTGGAGCGGTTACTCTGATGCCGGCCATTGCGCATTTGGGCGACCCCATCAGCCACGGCGGCGCGATCATCAGCGCGTCACCGACGGTCTTTGCGGAAAACATCGCCGTGGCGCGGGTGACGGATCGCGCCTTTTGCGTCGCGCATGGCGTGGTGGTCATTGTCTCGGGCGCCGACACGGTGTTGGTCAATGGCCTGCCGGCCGCGCATAACGGCTCCCTGTGCTCGTGTGGCGCGGTGGTGCTCAGCGGCGGCACGGTGCTGGTCGAGTCGGCCGGATGAGTGGGGGGCGATGACGATGTTGACGAATCCTACCCAGGATCTGTCGTATCAGCTCGCGGAGTTGACCCGCGTGGTGACCGCCCTGCCGGCGCTGCGCGCCCAGCATCGGGATTTGGCGTCGTGGCTGACCGGCTGGCAGGCGCTGCTGACGCAGGCGGTCGCGGAAACCCGTGCCGGGCAAGCAGAGGGCGAAGACGGGGTGCGGCAGGAATTTCTGCGTTTAGCCGAGGCCCTGGCGCAGGCCGCCACGCTGACTCTGGCGCGGACCCGCGCCAGCGGCACGCCGCCGGTGTTGCTGGCGCGCGGGCCGTTGTTTAACCAGCATTTGCACGCCTGGCACGCCCTGCGCGGGGCACGCCAAGGCGTGGCTGGGTCGGGGGCGCAGGGCCTGACTTCCGGGCGCTTGCCCATCCTGGCCTTGACCGCGCCCGGCGAGCGCGTGCGCCAGCGGCTCCTGGTCGACGTGCTGGAGGCCCCGGCCCTGCCTTGGGCGGTGGCCACTACCGAGCTTAATAGCCTGGCGGAGGGCCTGCTATGGCGCGCCTAACCGAAATTCCCATTCGCGTCGGCGACACCCTGCCCAGCGTGGCGCAGCGCGTCCTGGGCGATGGCCTGCGCTGGCGCGAACTGGTCGCCCTGAATGACCTCAAACCGCCCTTTTTGGTGGCGTCGCTTAATCCCGTGGACCGCTTGCCGCATACCGTGTTGTGGGGCGACTGGCTCAAGGTGCCGGCCTACGCCGTCAATGCCAGTGTGGTCACCGGCGACGAGGCCCTGGGCCAGGACGTGCGCCTGGACCAGGGTCGCTTAGCCACGGTGGACGGTGACCTTGGCCTAGTGTCCGGCGGGAGCAACTTCAGTCAAGCCCTGCGCCATCGCGTCACCACACCCTATGCCTCGTTTTTGCCCCATCCGACCTATGGCTGCGAGATTCACACCATCCTGGGCCTCGGCAACCAGGCCACGGTGATGCTGATGGCCGCTGGTTTTGTGCGCCGCGCCTTGCTGCGCGACCCGCGCAGCGCGGACATCACCGTCGGCGCGCGGGCGACGGGTGACACCCTGGCGGTGGACGTGCAAGCGCAAGCGGTAGGCGAAGAGCGGGTCACTGATTTTAATGTGCTGTTTCAATTGCCGGTACTGTAGCTATGTTTGAGCCGCTGGCCTATCCCGAGATCTTGGCGCGCCTGGTGGCGCATGTGCGCGCCAGCAACGACCGCCTGACCGATTTCAACGTCGGCTCGGTGACGCGCTCGTGGCTGGAGGCAACCGCCGTCGGCCTGGATGAGCTGTGGCTGGGAGCCACCCAGGCGATTGACGAGGCCATTGCCCAAGCGGTGTTTTCCGGCTTTGAGTTTGGCAAACTGCCGGCCGTCTATGCCCTGGGCGCGGTGACCTTTTATGTGGTGGTGCCGCCGGCGGACAACGTGGAGATCCCGGCGGGCACGCGGGTGCGGTTACTCGGCGGCAGCGCCGAATACCTGACCCTAGCCAGCGCGACCATCGCGGCGGGTACCTTCGAGGTCACCACCCTGGCGCGCGCCGCGCAAGCCGGCCCGGAGGCCAATGCCGAGGTCGGCGGCCTGAGCGTGATCGTCAATGGCAGTGCTTTGATGACGGCGGCCGGGGTGGCCAGCACCAATCGCCAGCCGATCCTGAATGGGCGCCTGGAAGAAACCGATGCCGAGCAGCGCGCCCGCTTTGCCGCCTACATCGCCAGCCTGGCGCGCGGCACCTTGGGTGCCTTGGAGTACGGAGCGCGGCTGGCGATGATTGAAGCCGACGGGGTGGTGATTGAGCAGGTGCGTCATGTCGCCATTCACGAGACCCCGGGGCGGGTGGTGCTGTATGTGCATAACGGCGATGGAGCCACCTCTGCGGCGCTGGTGGCGCGGGTGCAGGCCCTCATTGACGGCTATCGCGATGATGCCCAGGACCTGATTGTCCCCGGTTACCGCCCGGCCGGCATGGCGGTGGAATGCGTGGCGATCAGCGACGTGCCGCTCACGGTCACCGCGACGGTGACCCTGGCCGTCGGCTATGACGTGGCCGAGGTGCAGACCCAAGCGCAAGCCGCGCTGGTCAGCCTGCTGCGCGCCTTCACGGGCACGGTGCTGACGGTGCCGGCGGTGATCAACACCCTGTACGGCGTGGCGGGGATCGTCAACCTCGAGTTGCAGGCGCCCGTCGTCAACCAAACCTATCAACGGCATCAGCGCCCCGTCTATGGCAGCCTGACATTCACGGAGGCCGAGCCCGGTGTTTGAGCCTATCCAGCGCTACCTGCCGACGTATTTCAATACCGACCCCGAGCGGCGCGAGGCTGTGCGCCTGCGCGCGCCGGCCGGGACGGCGGTGGCCTGGGAGATTAGCGACGAGCAATTGCGCCTTTCCTGGGGCGAGCAGCAGCGCACCTATGAGTTGGCCGACTATACCGTCGGCGCGCTGGTGGATGCCTTGCAAGCCGAGGGCTTCACCCTTGATCCGGGCTATGACCAGTGGCTCCTGGCTTTGGGCGCCGTGGTGTTGCTGGAAGGGCGGGGCACGCTGACGGACCGCAGTGGCACGCCATGGTACGCCTTCACCTCCCTGGTGCATGCCATTACCCGGCCGGTAGAGCGCGAATGGCGCCGCTTTAGCGCGGCGATCCCGGAGGCGGTGGCGCAGGAGAGCCTGGCGACCGCCGATGAAAGCTGGCTGGACGTGCATGGCGACCTGTACGGCATCCCGCGCTTGCCGGGCATGGACGATGCGGCTTATCGGGCGCATGTGCGGGCCGAGGTGTTCCGGCCACGCAACACCCCGCGCGGTTTGGAGCACAGCTTGCGCCGGCTCGGCTACCCAACAGTGCGCGTAGTCGAGCCGTGGCAGGAAATGCACTATCTCAGCACCGACGCCACCCTGTCCGGGGCACATCATTTGCCGGGGGCGCCAATCTATGAGTATCACACGCTGCGCTTGACCGCCCCTGACCATCAGGCGTGGCCAGGACCCATGGCCCACGCTGAAGCGGATCGGCCAGCGGGCACGATTTTGTTACCCCCCGCCACCTTGTTGCCTGCGTATCGCCTCGGCGCGGCGTTGGCGGATGTCAGCGTGCAGACGGTTAATACCCTGCACTATGCCGCCGTGATCCCCGTCAACCGGCATGGCCGGTTGTCCGTTGACCTGCAGTTAGCGGTGGCGCCCGCCGCCCCGCCACTACCCCTGGCGCGCATCGAAGTGCGGGCCATGATGACCCCGGGGTTGCGACCGCCGAGCAGTATTGAAAGTTGGACCGGACCGTGGGACACGCGCACCTGGCTGCCGGTCTTGGCTGCCCAGTATGAAATCACCCCCGGGGTGACTTTATATGCGCAGGTGCCGTAAGTGACGGCGGATGGCCGCTTCTTTGCCACCGCTGATGGCGATTATTTTGGCGTTTTGTGGTCGCCCAATTAACGTCCGGCTTTGTGTTCCGCCGCCTCAACGCGGCTGGTTTTAGCACAGGTACCCCGACAGCGGAGTCGTGACAGTAGGCTGATCCTACCATTGGACGAGGATCAGACCGCACATGGCTATCTTGACCACCATCGGCCGCGCCGCCTGGGCCGCCGTTATCAAAGCGCGCCCGCTGCACCTGGCCTGGGGCGCCGGTGATGCCGCCTGGGATACCGTTCTGGTTCCCCCCGAACTGGGCGATACCGCATTGGTCGCTGAACTGGGTCGCGCCAGCGTCACGGCAACCGGCTATGCCGTGGCGGATGAAGCCGGTGCTATTGCGACACCGACCGGTAATTACCGCTTGGTGGAAGAGCCCACCAATAACCTCTATCTGCGCTTCGATTTTGGCTATGCCGCCGCGTCAGACGCCATTATTCGCGAGGTGGGGCTGTTTATTAACACCACGGTCATGACGGGCTTGCCGGCCGGGCAGACCTATTTCGTGCCCGCCGAGCTGGAGGAGCCAGGTACGCTCATCGCCGTGGAGCGGTTTGCACTGCCGCTGGTGCGCTCGCCGCTGACGCGCCAGCAATTTGAATTTGTCTTGGTCATCTAGTCATGCCAATTAACCTGCCCCACTACTACGACCGTTTCGACGCCACGGATCACTACGAGCGGCATTTGTTCAGGGCGGGCAACGTCCTGCAGGCCGCCGAACTTAACGAAGTGCAATCGGCCAGCATGCATCGCCTGCAGCGCGTTACCGACGCTCTGTTCAAGGAAGGCGATGTGTTGTCCGGCGCGGACATTATTGTCGATCTCTACAGCGGCGCCACCACCATTACGGGTGGCGCTTTGTATCTGCGCGGCGCGGTGCGCGGTGTGCCAGCGGGCGCACTGACCGTGCCCACAACCGGCCAGGTGACGGTCGGGGTTTACCTCACCGAAACGGTCATTACCGAGGTTGAGGACCCCAACCTCCGCGATCCGGCCATCTCGTTTCGGAATTACCAAGACCCCGGCGCCGCGCGGCTGCAAATCACCGGCGTCTGGGGCTATGAGGGCGACGGGCAGACGGGTGATTTCTATCCGGTCTACCACATCGAAGACGGCCTGCTCATCGGCAAAACCCCGCCGCCCCAGGTCGATGCCGTGGCCCAGGCCATTGCGCGCTACGACCGCCAGTCCGCCGGCGGGTATTACGTCTCCGCCGGCATGATGGTGTCGCGCCTGGCGGACGGGGCGCAAGGCGAGCAGGTGTACTCGATGGCCGCCGGAGTGGCGCGGGTGGGTGGCGAGGAGATTGTGCGCCAGCATGCGCGGCGGGTGGTGTATGCCACCCAGCCCACCACGCGCGCCGTCGTCAATGAATCGCACCCCGCCAGCGGCGGCACCGAGACGGTGGCCAGCTACTTCACGCCACTGCATACTGCCACGGCGGTCTCGGTGGTGCGCCAGGCCACCACGGTTATTACCCATGGTGTGTCCGGATCGCTGGACGAGGTGGTGGATGGGGGCGTGGTGCGAACCTCGGTGACGGCCATTGTGTCCATCACCCTGGCCAACGCGCCGTTCACGGAATATGTCGCCGGGCAAGATTATCAATTGACGGCCTCGCGCGTCGACTGGTCGTTGGCGGGCGCCGAGCCCGGGGCGGGCGAGAGTTACACCCTGGTTTACCAATACCGCGACACGTATGTGCCCGAGGCGTGGACCACCACGGGCGTGACGGTTAGCGGTGCCGTGCCGGGCACGGAAATCCTGCTGTCGTATGCCTGGGCGCTGCCGCGTTTTGATTTGATTTGTCTCGACATGCTGGGCGAGATCCGCGTCGTGACCGGCATTGCCGCCACCCGCCAGCCACGCATTCCCCCGGTGCCCTCGGGCATGCTGGGGGTGGCGGTGCTTGATCAGCGCTGGGATGAGCGGTTTCGCTTGATCAACAATGCCCCGCGCATGGTGCCGATGAACGAGCTGAATTATCTCGGTCGGCGCATCGATACCTTGTTTGCCCTGGTTGCCGAGGAACGCTTGGCGCTGGATCTAACCCAGCGCGATCTGCCGGCGAAGAAGGGGGTGTTCGCCGATCCGTTCCGCGACGAGGATTTCCGCGATCAGGGGCTGGTGCAAACCGCCGCCATCCTGGCGGGCGATTTGACCCTAGGGGTGGCGGCGACGGTGTTTGAGCAGACGTTGGCCGCGCCGGGCATGCTGACCCCGACCGACGCGACGGCGGTGATTGACCAGCCTCTACGCACGGGCAGCATGTTGGTGAATCCCTATGACTCCTTCGCCCCCCTGCCCGGCACCGCGACCTTGGCGCCGGCGCAGGATTTCTGGGTAGTGAATAACACGACGTGGACATCGGGCATTACCCGCGAGTTTGAAGGCGCCGATTATGTGAATGATCCGTTTCGCCGGCGGGAAATGCTGATCAAATTTGGCAAAATCACCGGCAAAGAGACCGAAGAAGAGCTGATTGCCCTTGGCTACCTGGTGGTGCGGACCGAAACGCGCACGCGAAGCGAAACGGAAGTGGTCAGCAGTGCCGCAGGCAGCGTCCAGACGCTGCGCCCCATCTGGATCACCTTTACCCTGACCGGCTTCGGCCCCGGGGAGATTTTGCAAACCGTTACTTTTGACGGGCTATCCGTCACGCCGCAGGCCTTGTAATGACGACGCTAAGCGCTAATCAAGACGGCATTATCACCGGCAAGTTTCAAATCCCCGAGGGCGTTCCCACAGGCTCTAAATTAGTGACGTTTGATGGCGCCGCCACCAGCGCCAGCGCCACGTTTGTGGGTCGTGGCCAAATCACCACCAATGAACTGCGCTTAATCAATACCCGCACCACGCGCCGCGTACTGACGTGGGTTGACCCTCTGGCGCAAACCTTTATGCTGGCCGCCAACACGCAAGTGGCTGGCGTCGATCTGTGGTTCACGGCCGTGGGCACGACGCGGGTGCTGATGCAAATCCGCGAAGTCTCGCAAGGCATCCCCACCAGCGTCATCGTCGCGGAAGCCACCAAAACGCCGGAGCAGATCACGGTGAATGGGTGGACACGCTTTGAGTGCGACGCAGTGCCCCTGGAGGCCAACCGGGAATACGCCCTCATCATCATGTGCAACGACGCGGTGTCGGCCGTGGCCACCGCCAATCTGGGTGAATTTGATGTCACGGCACAGCAGTGGGTGACCTCCCAGCCGTATCAGATTGGCGTGCTGTTGTCGTCGTCTAACAACCTCACCTGGACGCCGCATCAAACCAAGGATCTGGCCTTCCGCCTATTGGCGCCTTATTACCCGCCGGATAACCGGACGCGCAGCATTACCCTGGACCCGGTTGCGGTCACCGACATTGATCAGTTGCTGGTCTTGGCCGCAGTTGAGCGGCCTACCGAAGACTGCGATGTGCTGTTTGTCATTACCGCCGGCGCCAAAACCTATACCGTCAGCGAGGCCCAGCCGTTTACCCTGGATGCCCCTTTTACCGGCACCCTGACCTGGCGCGCGGACTTAATTGGCACTGCCACCGCCTCCCCGGTGCTGCATCGCACCATTCAATTGGTGGCCGGCAAGCGGCTCGATGATAGTAACTATATTTCCCGCGCCTTGGACACCAATGTCAGCCCGCAGGCCCTGACGGTCGACATCAATATTTATTACGACGTGTTCCTCAATGGCGGGTCAGTAACGCCCACCCTGCAGGACGGCGCAAGCTGGGCGGCGATGGACCTGATTGCCGAGACCGAACTGGGCGATGGCTGGGTGGAGCGCCACTATCGCCTGGAAGATTTCACTGAACCACAGACCCGCGTGCAGTTAACGCTGTCGGGCACGGCCGTCAATCGCCCGCGCGTGCGTAACCTGCGAGTGGCCATCACATGATTGACAATCGCACTGTCCGCTATAACCTGCCGCTGCCCAATGCTGCCAATTTCCTGAACGATGATGTCGGGCGCCTGATTCAGGCGCTCAATGGCTTGGATGGCTTGTTATACACGGCGGCCACGCAGTTGGCCCAGGCCACCGATACCCAAACCCACTGGGCGGACAGTACCGCCATCACCTATGACGACCAGGGGCGGGTGGCAACCATCACTGAGACCTATGGCGCCAGCGAATACGTCATCACCGTGGGCTACGCGGGCGACTTAGTCGCCCGCGTGCAAACTGACGGCAACGGTCGGCGGCGGACCGAAACGCTCAGTTATGACGAGAATGACCGCCTGATTGGCGTTGACGCCGAGGAGAGCGCGCTATGACCGGCTTGCTGGCCAAAATTTTGGTGGACGTGAAGACCCTGCTGGACCGTCTGACCAGTGCCTGGGCACAACAGCTCACGACGTTGACGACGCGCTGGAGCGAGACCCGCGCCGGGTATCTGGACAGTGCCAAAACGACGCTGGATACCCTGAACACGCGCCTGTCCGGCACGTGGGCTGGTTATATCACCACGCTGCACGAGCGCTTGACCGCCGACCGGGCTGCTAGCCTGGACATGCTTAACCGCACCTTGCATGAACAACTGTTTACCACGTCGGGCACCTGGGTCAGACCGGCTGGGGTGACCGAGGTCTGGGTGGAGGTGATGGGCGGCGGTGGCGGGGGTGCTTCGGCCGATAGCGGCAGCACTAAGTCAGGTGGGGGGGGCGGCGGCGGTGGCCTGCGCTGCGCCTGGGTGCCGGTCGCTGCGAATGTCACGGTCACGGTGGGCGCGGGTGGGGCTAAGGGTAATGACTCTTCATACCAAGCCAGCAACGGTGGGGGGGCCAGTAGTTTTGGGTCCTTCGTCGCCCCCGGCGGCATGGGAGGGTTCGCTGGTGGCCACACTGAAGCCGAGGGCCAGGGCGGATCGGGTGGTCCGGGGAACACCAGCGGTTTCTTTGGCCGGGTTTCTAATGCCGGCGGTCCCGGCGGCGGTGGGGCACTGGCTGGGAGACCTGGCGCCCCCCATGCCGCAGCGAACTCGGGGGGTGGAGGCGCCGGCAGCAAGTATAGCTGGGGCGCGAGCGGCAACGGGGGATCAGGCTATGTCCGCGTCATGTGGTGGGAGTGAGTCGATGAACGAAGCCGTGTATGAGGTCATCGACGCCCAAGGCGCCGTGGTTAACACCATCGTGCTGGCCGATCCCGCGGCCTGGACGCCGCCGACGGGGTGTAGCGTGCGGCCCTATGTTGCGCCGCCCGCGCCGGCACCGGCGGCTGTCGCTGTCCTGGTGCTGACTCAACTCGACTTCCTGCGCCGCTTTACCGCAGCCGAACGGATCGCGGCGCGCGCCAGCAGCGACCCGGTCATTGTCGACTTTCTGCATTTGCTGGCCCTCGCCCAGGAGGTGCGCTTGGACGATAGCGACACGCAGGCCGGGGTGCGGTATTTGGAAACGGTCGGCATTTTGGCCACGGGGCGCGCCGACGTCATTTTGACGCCGGAGGAAGGCTAGGACGGTGCGCGGGGGCTGTGCGGGATGTGTGGAAATGGCCATGCAGTCCTATGCCGCAGCATGCGTTTCCAAGCCGACGCAGACGACAGAGCAAAATCCAACCTGCTGATAATTAAGCCATCCCTGGCCAGATTAGCCCTCCGAAGGCAGGGGTCACTGGTTAGATTCTTTAGTGTCAAAAGTTGGTAAACTATCTGCTAAGCCCTTAAC